AGATCATCGAAAAAGATCGTTGTAACGTGTTTTAATTCGTTCAATAACGCTTGTTTCAAATCATCCATCGGATTAAGCAGTTAAAGCACGACCGAATTCAACCCAGTCAGCACCATTGTATACAAAATGAACTGAACCAAATTTAGCTGAAACAACTGTTAATGTACCCGCAGTTACAAAGTTAGTTCCGAATGTTACAATTCTATTAGCTCCTGACGCTGTAAATGTAACGAATAATTCGTCATATTTTTGACAATTAGTGTCAACTGTATTTAATGTTAACGCTCCAGTTAACGCACCTACTGTAACATAAGTTTTTGAAGCATTTGTGTTTAAAGACAATGTAGCTGAATAAGCTGGTTCTTTAATATCGTGAGTTATAACTCGTCCTGTGTTATCCTCGTTTTTTGTTATTCCAAATCTTGCCATTTTTTTATAAGTTTTAAAAGGGAGTATATTTCAACTCCCTAATATTAATATTAAGCTGTTAATGTAGTATAAATTACTAATTGGTCAGCAAATCCAATTTGAGTATCCATTTTGAACAATCCTTTGATAAAGAATAACTCGGAGTTATTTTGTAATCTAGATAATTGTAATTGGTTATCCTCAGTACTATTGATACCTAACCAAAGATTAGATTGGTTATCAGGTCGTGCAATACATAAATAGAATGTGTTTTCAGGAATACCCGCACAACTAACTATGTCATAACCTCTGAATCTTTCAATAGCACTTTCAGTAGAATCGATATTTTTGTAAGTATCTGTTCTTAATGCCTCTTCGTACTTCAATTTGTCAGCGTATGAAACTAAGAATTTCAAACCACCTTTACCATATTTGAATAATAAAGCCGCAGGAACTAAATTTAAAGCCAAAGTCCATTTGTCACGGATGTTAGCTGTAGTTAAAGCAATTGGTGTTGGTACTTGAATAGTATTAACATCATCTAATGCTTTTTTGATTAAACCATCGAAATAGTTGTAATCTACCGCACCTTCAACTTCGCCTTTAGATGTTGGATCAACCGCGTTTCCTGATGGGTCGAAATCAATTCTTGATCTGTGAATAGCGTTTTCGAAAAATTCGTTCAAACGTTTCATTTGTTGCATCATAATAAATGCCTCCGCTGTTTGTGGTAACTCTCTAGTTAACAATTTTGGAGATTGTTTTTCAGCATAGTAATGTGCTTCAAAATCACGTGGGTTTAGCTCAACGTATAACATTAAGTCTTTAGGCTCAATGATTTTACCATCAACGTTTACATTTCCTTTAGAAACTGGAGTTGCTTGTCTTTTTTGCATAAAACCTGAAATCTCAACTCTAGGAATGTTGAATTTCTTTCTGATTCCATCTTGAACCATTATACCACCTTTTTCGATAGTATCTGCACCAACAACGGCACGTGTCATCATATATGACGCAACTGAACCTGAGTATGTGGTATCTTGAATATTTAATCCTTCTGCCATTTTATTATAAATTTAATTTGTTTGCGATTTCAGCCATAGCATTTGCAGTTGCATTTTCTAGTGCTACTTCATTTTCTTGTTCAATAGTAATAGTCTTGTTAGACTTGTTTACTGTTAAACCTTCAGACATAATTTCAGCTGTACCCAAATCGGTAATTGCTAATGATGTCCATTTTTCTACTACCTCTTCTTTATTTGAGATTTTACCCAATTTTACAAGGTTGGTAACGAAGTCAACTGCTTTGTTTTTGCAATCTTCTTGTTTTTTGTTTTCTGCGTCCTCTTCTAATGCATTTTTAGCATCTTCAAGTTCTGCAACTTGTTTCTTTAAATTTGACACTGAATTTTCAGCCTCTTCCAACATTTTCTTAGTTTCTTCTAAATCATTTTTAGATTTATTTTCGATTGTTTCGATAGAAGCTAAAATCATTTCTTCAGTTGCCGTTTCGTCCAAACCTAGTTTGTTTGTTACTTTTAACATTTGTTTTGATTTTTGATTAAAACTATTTAATATAAGGGTTGCTTCTTTATAAGCGTTCTTAACATTTTCTGATTTGATACGTTGTTTATTAAGTTTGTTAGATTCTTCAATTTCGTCCGATAAACCATTTGTTAAACATTCTGTAGCTGTCATCCAGGTTGTCGCATCCATTAATTTAGAAATTTCAATTTCTGTTTTATTAGATTTTCTAGTTAACATCGTTACCAAACTTTCTTTCATTACTTTCAACACTTTTTTGTCACCACCTTGTGGGTTATGCATCATAAGTAGTGAATAGTCTGCCATAACTCGTTTGCGACCTGCTTGAAAAATAACTCCTGCTATACTTGCACAAATTCCAACGTTATAAGTGTCTACTTTTGCGTTTGTTTTAAGAATAGCATTGTAAATAGTCATTCCGTCCATAACAGAACCACCAACAGAATTTATACGAATTTGAATAGATTTTTTATCTAATGAATCTAAATACAATAATTCACGTGCAAAGTCTGAGCCGTCAATTCCTTGTCCGTCTTCTGCATCCATTCCAATGTGCTTATCAATTAGCATTATTGGTTCGTCTACACTTGCATCAATTGTGTATTTTAATATCATAGAACTAAATTAATATAGATTATTTTATTATCTTTACGCTAAGTAGTATTTAGTAGTAAAAAAACAATTATGAGTATTAAGAAAGCACAAATTCACACGTATTTAAGACAATATGATAACAAGTTATTAATTGCTTATTGTCACGTAAATAGACGATCTAAAAGTGAAGTATTGCAAAATGCAATTAGACAAATATTTGCTAATATGAAAGATTTTGAAAAGGGACAATTAATGGATATATATGAGGGTATGTCCGAAGATAGTCGAAAGTCTCCTAAGTTTTTTTAATAAATAATTATTTGTCCTTGAAATGTAGCACTGGCTAACCCTGTTGAATTAAGGTCATCATTTCCATAAGCATTAGATATTACTATTTTACGAATAACAGGGTCATAAATCATTATAGTAGGTCTATTTTGTGTTCTATCAAATGTGTTAGAATAATATCCCATTGAATGAGAACTATTAGGTAGTACGGGAATAGGTAGGTACGACAAATCTATTGTTAAATAGTTAAACGTATTTACAGAAATGTCACCTTTTTGTATGTTTATATCAAGAATTAATGTACCTGTGAAATAATCATATTTATAATTAATTCTTTTGATGTAGCAACTGTTACAACTACTACACCTGCATTCAATCCTATCATTGAATTTGTAATAGTATGTTTTACCCAGCCAGTTGTTTGTCGGTTAATAGTAAAATAATCCACACTATTTGTTCCATTGTTCCATACAATTTTTTTAGTTTGGTGAACATTGTAATTGTTTCCGTCAGTAAATAATATTGGATCAATACTTTCAAATGATTCGGTTATACCACCATAAAAAATAGACGGCATTGACATAGTATTGGTGTATGAGTCAGAAAGATATAATTCACCATTTAAAAAAACGGCTCCTGAGGTCATAGAAAAAATACCACCTGAATACGTCCACTCACATCCGTAAACAATAAACGACCCACTAGAACCTTTAATTGAATTACATAAAGCGTTAACAACTTCTGTTAATTGATTATCATAGTGTTTTAACGTTTCTTTTATTACCGGCTGTTTTGCCGTACTTGTAATATTATTTGATAATACGTGTTTCATTTTAGTAACTTATTATATTATATTTTAAACCTGCTAAATTTATTTTGTCTGCGAATGCTTTTATTTGTTCCTCAAATTGAATAATGGTTAAATAACTAGGCACAATAGTATTTAAATAGTTAATGGTAAAATCATTATTTAAATAAGAAGTTGGTGCTATACCTATGTAGTAACTAGAATCATATCCAGTAGCTGAAACATTTGAGGTATCCTGTGAAATATTTCCAACTAGAAAAATGTCTATATCTATTGAATTTGTCGTTATGTTAATTGGACTTAACGAAACTGAATTTAAGGAAAGTTGAAATGGTGGATTTATAAATGTTTGATCGAACCAAGTGTTTAAAGCGTATTCAAATATTGACTTTTGAGACGTGAATTTTAATCTAGTTTCTGAACCTATAAATGAACTATTAA